GGACAATAGCCCACGCAGGATGATCGCCCCGGCGATGTCCGCCCCGGGGCAGATAAGCAGAACCTGCTCGCCCACGCTGGGCGGGGCCCATGCGCGAAACGCGCCCGCCAGTTCTGTCCAGGGCACAGGCGGGGACAGGACTTCGCCGCCTTCCCCCCCCGCCAGCCCCGCTGCCAGATCGACCGACGCAATCCGGCCAAGGCGTAGTAAATCGCCCCTCTTGCCGGGAATGTCGTCCTCGTCTTCCATCGGCCGCAACATCGCGGCCTGACCTTCTTTGCGCAAAAGGTGGCGTTTGTGGTGACGAGAACCACAAAGCTAAATCAGCTGTTATGTATTAAGTTTCTGTCCGGGGGAGCTTGTAATTCATTCTTGATTTCCCTGATGATTATATCAAGCTTTTCTAAAGAATGGGATGCAGCGTAGAAATCGCGCAACCCTTCTCCATGTACTATTGAATTTCTTATTTCAAGAAGTATGGACAAATATTGAATGTCGTTGGGGCTGATTATGCCTAATTCTGAAACATCCTTAATGATTATTTTAATGGATTTCTGACCGTAAGGCTTTCCGTCTTTACTCGTTATCTGACGGGCAATTCTTTCAAATTCTGCCCACTTCATCACGACTTCCGCGGAAAGAGATGTTTCATCCATCAGATAATAAGGTGTTGTGGTGCCGATTTCGAAATCGAAAATTCTCTTTTGTAGCTGGCTCCGAATTCTCAAGAGCATAAAAGATAGAATTGAGAGCAGCAGTCCAACTCCTGCCACAATTAAGGCGACCAGCTGGTTGTTGGTCAATTTTACGTTCAGAAACGAGAACGCAAATGCACCCGCTGATATCAGGCTGATTACGAGGCCAAGATACGAATAGGTCCGAAGAGCAATGTCTATCTGCATCCACTTCTGCTGTCGTAACTTTAAATCCTGATTCCGTTCAAAGAACAATCTCTGAACTATCGGGTCTTGTTGATTTTCTTCCACAGGTTAATCCTTGATAGTGGAATAAGTTACGAGAAGTATTGTTATTGCTCCGAATAGCATAAAAAATGCAAGGAAAATTGGATTTTGTAGTGATTCGGTGTCGTACATAAATCCGAGTATAATTGAGAAAATTGATGAAGCGGCTCTAAATATTTTTGTTCTTGGTTCGCTTTGTTTTCGTTTCAGTGCTCGGCGCTGTATAACAACTGCGTCGCTTACCATTCCGCGAGTTATTTCAATCGGCCCGCCATCAGCATTGTGACTCGATTCCAGTCGATTGGCCTCATCGATCACCGCCTGGACGAACTCCGATCCGGCTTTCACAATCGCCTCCTGCGCAGGCTTACTGAAACCGGTTAACTGTTCAGCAGAGATTGTAATTTCGACTGCCATGGGCCCCCCGCCTAGTTGGGCACTGTTTACGTTAGCGGCGATCGTTGGATCAACCGTATTGTACGTTTCGTTGCAAATGCGGGGCGAAAAGACGACTCACCCAATAATCCCCCGCTCGATCTTGTATTCCACCCCGCGTGCCTGGGCGTCGATCAGCTCGCGTGTGGCCTTGCGGTCGTAATTGCCATCCGCGTCCAGGGCGGCATTGATCAGGCGGCGGTGGCGCACCTTTTCATGGGTGAAGGTTACCGCCACCGTGCGGGTTTCCGGGTCGAACTTGCCGACAGAGATCTTCATGTGATTGTCCTTTCTCAAACGCCTCTGGCGGACCATTCCACCTGCTGGCCGATCCCCTCGACATTGCGCAGGGTGAAGCCGCTGGTGCTCTTGGTGGTCCAGCCCACATTGTCCTGCGTGCCGCCGCTGGCGCGGATCGACACGCCCAGGCTGAGGTTCACCCAGCTGGAAAAGCCGCCATTGGGGAACTCGACATTGGTGGTGCCGCCTGCCGGCACATAGGCGCTGCCCCACATTTCCTTGAAGCCATCGGCATGGATGCGATAGCCGGTGGCGGCGTGGCTTCTGGCGGTAATGCGGTCAAAATCGCCCGCGTGGTATCCGTCCAGCAGCGCCGCCGCCGTCACCAGCTGGTCGGCATATTGCTTGGTGGCGGCATGCAAATTGGAAGTGGGCGCGGCGGAGAGGGTGAGCCGCCCGGTCATCGTATCGCCCGCGCGGTTTACCGGGGTGAAGCCCAGCGCGGCCCCGGCCACGGCAGTATCGACATAGCCCTTGTTCGCCGCATGCATTGCGGCGCTGGGCGCGGCATGCAGCGTCAGGAAGCCGCCCAGAATGTCGCCCGCGCGATTGAGCGGGGTGTAGCCGATCCGGGCGAGGACAAGGGCGGTGGTCACGAAGCTGTCCAGGAACTGCGCCGGGGTCTGCCCGCGCCACAGATCCGCATCCAGACCGGACCCTGCGCCGTCCACTGTCATCAGCCGGGCCAGCACAGCAGCGGCGGCGGTCTGATCGTCAACATAGCCCTTATTGGCCGCATGCATGATGTTCAGCGGAACATCGGACAGGGTCAGGCGCCCGGTCATGGTGTCGCCAGCCCGGTTCACAGGGGTGAAGCCGATCCCGGCGCCTGCCACCAGATCATCTACGTATTTCTTCGTGGTGGCGTGAAGGCTGGCAGTGGGCGCGCCGGGCAGGGCGAGCGGCCCAGTCATAACATCGCCCGCCTTGTTGACCGGCGTGAAGCCAAGCCGCGCCAGCACCAGTGCGGCAGTGACATAGCTGTCCAGGAATTGCGCCGGGGTCTGCCCACGCCACAAATCCGCATCCAGCCCCGATCCAGCCCCATCATTGCCGGGGTGCCAGATGCCGCTGTTCCCCATGCCGAAGCGGGCATTCAGCCAGGCAGTAACGGCGCCCAGCAGGGCGGCGGGCGGCACGGGGCGTTCGGCATCCACGCCCGCCTGAGCCTCTGCTAGCGTCGCCAGCTCCACCACGCCAAGCCGCTCGGTTGTGGCCGGGGGATTGAGGAAGTTGGTATCGCCAAAGCTCAGCAGCGCCGCATCGATATTGGCAAAGCGGGCATCCACCGCCAGCAGCATCATGGAAGCCGCCGCCTTGGCGATGATCGGTTCTTCCTGGCCATAGATGGCGAACAAGGTGCCATCGGCCAGATAAAGCCCCACGCTGCGCATGGTGTAGCTGTCGGCGCTGTCGTCGCGCACCACCAGGTGAATGGTGCCATCATCCACCTGATCACCGGATAGGGTCGCCAGGCGCTTCACTTCTCCCGGCAGGCTGGTCAGTGCGGGGGCGGGGGCCAGAGCATCTTCGGACAGGCCGAATGCGGCAATGGTGACCGGGGCGGTGCCTGTGTGCTGGGCATTCACCAGCGCGGCAAAGCCCATATTGGTGACAGTCAGGGTAAAGGCCATCGCGGGGATCCTTGGATGGTCAGACCGGAACGGGCGCGGTCAGCAACTGGCCGCTGTCGGGGTCGGTCAGGAATGCGCCGCTGTCCGGATCGGAAAGGACATTGGACAGGTCGATTTCAGGGGCGGAAACTGCGGAAAAACGCAGGCGGGCATAGGCCACCGGGCGAGCCGCCATGGCCATGGCAGGCGCGGCTTTCGCCTCCAGCCCCTGGGTAAAGGTGAAGTGGCGCGAAAGGGGCTTGGTCCTCTCGATCTCGCGAATGACGGAGGTGAGATATTCCTCGCTGGGCGGCGCGCCATCCACGGCGGCGAGGGACAGCACGACATTGAAAGTGCCGCGCTCCGCCGGGGGATCGGACTGCCACCATTCGCGAATGGCAATGGCCGCGCCAAAGGCGCTGATCGCCTGTTCCACGGCCGCCAGCGTGCCCTTGCGCCGGTGGATTTCAATCGAACTGGCAATCACCGCGCGGCGCACGGCAATGGGCCAGCCCGCATCCCAATTATCGACCGAGAAAGACCAGGCCAGCCAGGGCAGCAGATATTCCGGGCAGCGATAGGGATCCCAATAATCGCGGATCGTCCGGTCCGGCAAAGGGGGCACGGCCACGGCCTGTTCCAGTGCGCGCATCTGCGGGCTGGCATTGGGCGGCAGGACACTCATTCGGCAATGCCCGCATGGGTAATGGTAATGCCGGTGCAGATTGCCGCCTGCGTATCGTCCAGCACGATGTCTTCCGCCGGGGACAGGATGGACACATTCTGCGCCCCGCCCACAAACAGGGCGGCATTGATGGCAGCGCGGGTGATGTCCCGCCCGATCTTGCGGTTGTCGGCCACGAATTGTTCAATCCGCGCCTGGGCATTGGCCATGACTATGGAGGCATCCGGCCCGGCGAAGCTGGTGATGCTCGCTTCGATTTCATAGGGCACGATAGTGGCGGATTGCACCGTCACCCGGTCGCCGATGGGGCGCACTGTCTTGTCGGACAGGGCAGCGGCAACCGTGGCGATCAGCTCAGGCGATGCAGTGCCCTCGGCCGCGCGCGACAGCACATGGATTTCCACTTCG